TATGTTTGAAAATACTTTATATCAGATTCTAAATCTTCTTTAGTTTTGGTATAATTACCCATCGTAAGGGATGTTCCCCTAATATCGTTATATACTTTTTCTTTTTGTTCTAATATAGTTTGTGAGTTCTTCATGCAAATTTCACATTCTTCATTATATTCATGTGACTCCAAATGAGATTTTCTTTCTTCCAAAGTATTCATTTGGTATTGAATATTTTCTAACTTTGATTCTACATCTCTTAATTCTTCTCTTTTACTGTTAAGAGTTTCAACATTAGAACTCAATTGTTCTTCATCGTAACTATCTATTATTTCTTCTAACTCTATTTGTTGAGTTTCTTTAGATGATATTCTTTCTTGTATAGATGTATATCTTTCTTTGATTTTTTCTACCTTAGATTGACTATCTTGTAGTTTATCGTGTAATGTGTCCAAACTAACATTATCACCCGTTACATCGACAATTTGACCACTTAAATTACGAATTACTTTATTTAGTTCATCTTCTTGTTTATTAAGTTCCTTAAGTTCTTTATCCACATCATTATAGTCGATTAACTTTTGTTTTAGTTGTTCTTCGATGTCAACAAGTTTAGTCGTAAAATCGTCTCTTTTAAATTTTTTGATGAGTGTTGAGTTTTCTCTATTCTCATCTTGTGCCAGCTGATATAACTTATCAAATACATCTACTCCAATAAACTGTGAAAGTATTTCCTTTCTTTCTGTTTGTGATTTATCAATGAATAAAGCATTGTTTCCTTGTAATGAAAGAGAAGTTAGAACAAAGTCCTCAAAGTTACCAATATAAGTTTCAATAAGTTTGTTAGTATCTCTTCGTTGTTCTCCATTAAGTGAGGTTATGATACCCCCATCTTCTTTCCAAAACTCTACATCAACTTTTACGGCAGTTCCTTTTCTTACCAACTTTGCACTTCGTTCAATAAAATAATCTACTCCATCAATAGAAAAGTTAAACTTACAATAAAATTTATCACTTTGATTATTGAGTATATTCTTTGCTACAAATGTTCGTGATGTTTTATCAAACAAACAAAATGAAAGAGCATCAAATAAAGATGACTTACCACTTGCATTAGGAGCAAAGATACCAACAATACCTTTTGTCTTGGTAAAGTCTATCTTATTGTTTTCTCCATAAGAAAACATATTAGAGAACTCAAACTTCTTTGGTAGCCATAAAATGTTTTCAAGAGTTTCTTTTGATTGTACTAATCCATTAAACTCTTTGTTGATTTCTGTAATCTTGTTTATCTCTTCGTCTTCTAAGTAAAACTGTCTTTCTAAATAATCTTTTATTAGTTGGTTTTGGAAAGTTTCATCTTTTACATTACCGACAATATTCTTATTGACTCGATTGTTTTGTTTAAGTTGTCCTATCGTATCTGTTCGTGTTACTGTTACCTCACTTACATTAAACAATCGTTTTAGTTCGGCAATACAAAGTTTGGTTTCACTTGGATTGGTATCTGTAAATCGTAATCTAAGTCTTGGATATTTTGGAAGTTTAGTATCTATCTCATCATATACCCATTGAGGAACTACACCTTGAACTACATCAACAGTTAGATATCCATACTCATTATGAATGTTATGTTCGGTATAAGTTCTACTTTCTACATCCCAAAGAAGATAACCATGGTTTTCTAATAACTCACCGTGGTTTTGTTGTATCATAGAACCAGCATAAACAACATGGCCATATCCTTTACCCAAATCTTGTCGTCTATGAATATCACCTAATAAAGCAATATCAAACCCATCAAACATATCAGCAGTAAATGAGTTTGATGATACAGTATATCCTATATCAGTTTCTGCTTTATTTACAGGCCCGTGGAAAAGGCATATTTTATTTTCTCCCTCAACTTGGTCACCAGATGGCCAATTATCCTTATGGTCGAGAATACTATAAACAACAAAAGTAAGATTGTGGATATTATAGACACCCGTATCACGAAGATAATGAATTTTGGGATTATTGATATTTTGAACAATCGGCGTAAGGACATCTAATCTACTTTTATTATTTAAATTACAATCGTGATTACCCGCAATTACAATAACTTCCCTAAGTTTAGCACATTCTACTAAAAACCAACTTATTTGGTCTATTAACTCAGGTGACATTTCTGTTTTTGCATGAGCAATATCACCAGCAATATATATTACCGAGTTTTGAATTTCATCGGATTTTACATTATCTAAGAATTTTTCGAATACATCTCTGTACTCTTTATGTCTTTGTAAGTTTCTTATATGAATATCGGCTAGGTGATATATCTTTTCTACTTTCATATAGAGTTTAGTTTTTGAAAAATTAAATCTTGGTAAGTTGTTTGTTTACTTTGTTTAATTAAATTGGTAACAGAATCAAATCCCATTTCATTTGCATCCTTTTCACCAGGTTTAATATTAGATACTTCTATTCCTTCTTTGGATAAGTAATCTGTCCAATATAGAGCATCTTTTTGAGCATCACTATCTAATAAAATATTTATTTTACTAACACCACTCGTTAGTATTTTATTTAATAATTTCTTTGATAAGAACTTACCAAGTAATGGGATGGTATTTCTTTTTATTGTCATCGCATCAAATATACCTTCTACCAAAGTTATTGGTTGATTCCAATTTATTTCTGATTCAAACATAACTACATTCTTAGATACAGGTGGATTCTTATATTTCATAGTTGAATCTTCGTAAAAAGAACGAGCAATAAAATAATTTAGTTTATAGTTTTCATCATACGAAGGTATGATAATTCTACCACTATATAAACCTTCTTCACAATACCCAATATTATATCTTCTAATATCATCCATACCAAAACCTCTTTTACTAAGATAATGAATGGCAGTATTGTAAGATGGATTTACACCATTAGGTTTTTTAATAAGTGATTTATATTCTTGTGGTAAGAATAATGGTTTATCATGTTCTTCTTTGAACTCTTGTGGTATATAGTGGTCTTCGTATATTTCATTTATTCTTTGAAGTTTTTTAGGATTTGTTCCTGCTTTCTTCAAAAGTCTATAAATCTTTTTACCTTTTGCATCACAAACCCAACAATGCCACTTTTGTGTTTCTAAGTTGACTTGTAGTTTCTTCTTGTGATGATTACAGAAAGGGCAGTGGTGAGCTTGTTCGTTTCCACGTAAAGACCTACCAACTCCAAGAGTTTCATCTAAGATTGTTATAACTAAATTTTTATCTCGTGTAGAGAGCATATAATACTATTTAGATATAATATACGAATAAAATACTAATAAGTCAAATTATGCAATTGATGATGTAGAAACATCATTCAAGAATTCACCTAATGTTTTTACTTTTGATATTACTTGAATATCTATGTTTTTTCGTTCCATTTCTGAAACTAATTCTTGTATTGACTTTATCGCAATTTTTAATCCATCATCTTTGGCATTTAAAGTGTTTGGATTAATTTGGTATTTTCTAGCTATTTGTTCTAGATTCATAAAATTTTATTAGTAGTTTTATTATTATAGTAATTAAAGAAAGATACAAAAAAATTTCCATAATGTCAATTTATTCCTCTAAATCTTTTCGGAAGAACTTACCAAGTAAATTATCATTCTTTGATAAAGGGTCTGATAAAACATCATGAGAAAATTGTTCTTGTAATTCGTAATAAGTTAAAGATTTTTTAGATTTACAAAAACGAAGTATTTCTAACTTAATATTTTCTTCGTTCCAACTTTTTACTTCATCATTAGAAGAACGATAAGATTGCCATTTACTTTCTTTGATTACTTTTCTTTTTCTTTTGTAACCTTTAAGTGGTGGTAGGGTTCTTCTTTGGTAAATATTTTTTTTACCAATATAATATTCGTTAGTTTTTGTATTGAAATCTTGTATATGAAGCCTATACAATCTTTAGGTAAGTCATCAATAGACTTTACCTCTTTTTCATTATATACCCAATCCATAGGGTTTAGTTTAGTTTATCTTTTTATCGTATCAGAATACTTTGATGTATTAATTTTACCACCACGAGCTTGTGCTAATGCTTTCTCGTCTTTAGATAAATCTTTACCACCATCAGCTTCAATTGGAGTTTTATCTGCTGATTTGTTTGGTAAAGCTGAAAATTCTGACTTTGAATATAATTCTTCTAATTTAGACATAATTGTTCCTAATATTTTATATAAATATAACTATGTGTCAAAACGAACAATAAAGTTTACAGGTAGGTCAGGAAATGACTTTATTGGTTTTGGTAATTTT